GTAGTATTGAATTAAAAACTCATGAGATAGCTACAAAAACTGTCACACCAACTAGTGGTTTAAGTTGGTATTTAAAATGGTTTTCTAGTGTTATAATTATAATTGGTATACTTTTAACCTCCAATAATTTATATCCTTGGAATATGATGTTTCATGCAGTCGGCCTTCTTGGTTGGTTGGTTGTTGCAATTCTTTGGAATGATCGTGCATTGTTAGTTGTTAATTCTGTTGGGCTTGCATTACTTGCAAATGGTTTGTTAAATTCTTACATAAGCGGTGGTTTTAATAATGGTTAAGAAGATTCGTAAAAAACGTAAACCTATGACAGAAGACCAACGGCAGGCATCTGCCGAACGTCTCAAGAAAGCACGGGCAAGTCGTGCTGAAAAAAACCCCAATTATGGAAAATCTGGTATTCACTCTTCTCTACATAATCTAGATGAAGATGATGATTTTCATCCTGATAAGATTAAGGAATGGATTAAAATACAAAAAGATATTGTGTCATCAGAAAAAAAGAATGAAAGAAATAATGTAAAAGGTGCTATTGCACGCAGAATTAGTCACGAAAATTATATTAAAATTATGCAAATATATTTGAGGGACGGTGTATGGATTGGTTTATTTTATGGAGAAAATCAAGAGAGTAAATTACAACCCACATGTTCAAAATTGGCATATCATCATGATGGACCATATAAAGGTATGGTTAAAAGAAATGTTGGAGTGTGGTATTCTGATATTAAATGTGCTTATACAAAAGAAATGTTTGAGTTTGATAGGAGTGGGTAAATGACTACACATGAAACAAATAATGTAATCAATGGGCCATGGAAAGCAATGTCCAAAAGAAAGGTCATTCTTCCTCTAAGTGACGAAGTTATTGAAGTTCAAGAAAATACTGTGTTCTGTGATAATCTCACAGAAGGGCTGATGGTTCAAATGATATATTCTATGGATGAGAATGGATTTGAGATTCAGGGTGAGGAATTTTTAAGAGACATTGGTTTCATTATTGAATCTGTCAGAAGTTGTTTATATAGAGAAATGAAATTAGAACATCCTTTATCAGAATTAATAAAATCTCTTACAATGGAGATAGATGATGATGAAGAAGAAATGAATACACCTAAATTTGGTTTAGATGAAGAAAAAATACATGAAGTGAAAGTCAAATTTGGAAATGATGATAATGAAAAAGAAGAAACAGAAACAGACGAATAAGTTTCATGAAGTTTTTAGCCCAACAATTTTAGAAACACAAGTACCAAATAGATTTGTAGATATTATAAATGCAACTGGTGATGATGTTTTGTCCAGTGAACAAAAAAGTGCTAAATGGGATTGGTCGCATAAACTTGTTGGTAAAGTAAGCAAAGAAATTCAAATTCCAGTAGACAATGCTGATGATCGTGCATTTTTATTCAAGACAATGAAACAGGGTTGTTTGAATTATATTAACTATATTATCTCTAAGAATAGAGCTTATGGTTGGTATAAACTTGCAGGCAGAGACGGTAAACCAACAATTGATAATATCCATTTAACACATAGTTGGATTGTTAGTCAGTATGCTGGTGAGTATAATCCGTATCACCATCACACAGGAGATTTTTCTGCTGTGGTGTATCTTAAAATTCCCCCAAATATGGAAGAGGAATTGAATGTTGAATTTACAGACCATTATCCAACCAATGGATTGATTGAATTTATGTATGGTGAAAACTGTGATATGAGAAGCGATACTATTAAATTCAAACCAGAGGTAGGAACAATGTTAGTGTTCCCGTCATATTTGAAACATTTTGTATATCCTTTTTATAGTGAAGGTGAGAGAAGGAGCATGAGCTTTAACGCTCACTTTAAAGTATGAATTTTGTTTAATTAAATAAACTCAAAAACTATTGACATTATGCTTTGTGCATTGTATAATAAATGTATAAATAAGAATTGATTATGAGGACAGGACAATTATATTAGTTGATATGAACCAAATTGGGGTTGCAAGTGTGATGATGCACTTGAACATAACAAAATCGCATACAGTTGAAGAAGATATGGTTCGCCATATGATTTTAAATTCTCTTCGTATGTATCGTGAACGTTTCTTTGATGAATTTGGTGAGTTGGTTATTTGTTATGATTCCAAACACTATTGGAGACGAGAGTATTATCCAGAATATAAAGCCAGTCGAAAAAAGACTAGAGAAACTTCTGGGCATGATTGGAATAATATTTTTGGATGTCTCAATAACATCAAAGAAGAACTTACAGAAAGTTTTCCATATAAAGTGATTGAAGTTTATGGTGCAGAGGCAGATGATATTATTGCTTCTTTGTGTATGGAACATGCATCTTCTTGTCCCAACATACTAATTTTATCTGGCGATAAGGATTTTGTTCAATTACATAAGTATAAGGAAGTTAAACAATATAGTCCTGTCACAAAGAAATTTATTAATGGACCTGACCCTATTGAATATCTTTATGAACATATTCTTAAAGGTGATGTGAGTGATGGTGTGCCAAATGTTTTATCACCAGACAATACTTTTGTGGATGGATTACGCCAACGTCCTTTAAGTAAAAAAAAGATTTCAAGTTGGGCTGGTCCAATGTGTGAACAATTGTTGCCCAATGAAGAATTAAAAAGAAATTACCAGAGAAATAAAAAACTTATTGATTTGACAGAATGTCCCAGAAATTTGTATGATGAGTGCGTACAAGCATATTCAGAAACACCAGAAGGGGATCGTAGCAAACTACTAAATTATTTTATAGACAAAAAATTATCCATTTTGATGGATAATATAGGAGATTTTTGAAATGCCATATACACCACTAATGTCTGAAGTTTTGGACAATGTTGCGAAAGCGAAAACTAAAAATGAGAAAGTTGAATTATTGAGGAAACATAATTCAGATGCATTGAGGATGGTTATTAAATCTTCATATGACCCAAATATTCAATGGGATTTGCCTGAAGGTAATGTACCATATACACCAAATGATGCTCCAGAGGGAACGGAACACAACATGCTTGTTCATGAAGCAAGGACGTTGTTTCATTATGTTAAAGGTGGCAATCCCCAACTAACACCAAATCGTAAAGAAAATATGTTTATTCAAATGTTGGAGGGGTTGCATCAAAGTGAAGCAGAAATTGTAGTTGCTGCAAAAGATAAATCACTTCATCGAAAATATAAAGGTTTGTCTGCTAATGTTGTTAAAGAAGCATTTGGTTGGGATGAACAATATATGCAATTGGATGATGATAGTCAAGGAAAACAATAAGGGACATGATAGGTGTAACAGGTATTTGGGTTGCTGGAAGTTTGTTATTAATTGGTGGAATAGTTAGTAATATAAATTTATCTAACAAGCCAGAAAGAGAGATGAAAAAACAAACTGAATGTCTTGCTAAGAATATGTATTTTGAAGTACGCAATCAGGGCACAGCTGGTATGTTAGCTGTGTCTTCTGTTGTTATCAATCGTGTTAATGATGATAGATTTCCTAATACAATATGTAAAGTAGTAAATCAAGGCGGAAGTAAAAAACTTAATAAATGTCAATTCAGTTGGCATTGTGATGGAGTCTCGGACATTCCAAAGAATAAAAAGATTTATAAAAAAAACCTTGACTTTGCTCGTAAGATAATGGATAATAGTAAACAGTGGATTGACATTACAGACGGTGCAACTTTCTACCATGCTAATTATGTTAGACCTTCATGGAGAAAAAAGTTTATAAGAACAACTGAAATTGATAAACATATATTTTATAGATGGAATAAAAAATGATTGATAAATTAGTATCGATAGTAACACCAGCAGGTGAGTTTGTTGGTCGTCTTGAATATCAAGGCGAGAATAAAGTAGTTCTCAAAAACCCAAAGATGATAGTTAATACAAAAGATGGTATGGGTTTTGCTCGTGGTGTATGTCTTACTGGTAAAGAAAATCCTGAAGAGGTAACTTTCTGGGGTTCGGGTATTGTTCTTGTTACAGAAAGCAATGATGATATTGAAAAAGCATATATTCAAACAACTAGTGGGATTATTGTCTAATGGCGATGACATTTGATGAGTATCAAGAATTCGCACGTTCAACAGCAATCTATCCAGAAGACTGTAAAGTGGTGTATCCTACACTTGGATTGTGTGGTGAAGCTGGTGAAGTTGCAGAAAAAATTAAAAAACATATGCGTGACGGCAGAACACTGGTTGGTGTTGGACTTGAATTGGGTGATGTGTTGTGGTATATCTCTGCTCTTGCAGATGATTTAGGTGTAACTCTTGAAGAGATTGCACAGGCCAATATGTCAAAACTGAGTTCTAGAATGGAACGTAACAAAATTACTGGTGATGGCGATAACAGATGAACATTTTTTACTTAGATGAAGACCCCAAGATTGCTGCACAGATGATGTGTAATAAACATGTTGTCAAGATGATTTTAGAAAGTGCACAAATGCTTTGTACCACACATCGTGTTCTTGATGATGTTGATATGATTGAAGGTGAACATTTATACAAGATGGCTCACAAGAACCATCCTAGTACAATCTGGGTCCGTTCTAGTTGGGAAAATTACATGTGGTTGTATGAACATATGGTTGCACTCATGCAAGAATATACACATCGATATGATAAGCATCACGCCACGGAACGGTTGATGATGCCATTGTATGATGCACCTATAAATATTCCCGGTAGTATTAAAAATGATAAATCTTATGGTGAGAGTGGTTTTGTTGATGTGCCATTCACTGAACCACCACAATGTATGCCTGACTATTGTAAAGAGAAAAATACAATTAATGCGTATCGTTCTTACTATATAAAAGAGAAATCAGGTTTCGCAAAATGGAAGCGGAGAAAAATACCGGAGTGGTTTAATGACAGAGAGTTCTCAGGAATATCTCAATAAAAAGATAATTAAGATAGAAAAACAAATTTATTTACATATTGAAAGAATAAATAAAAATAACTCTACAGAAGGATTGTCTGAAATTGAAACGTTTAAAAATCAATTAGTAATGCTGGAGATAATTTTTTCTTACTTGCATAGAAAATTGAAGAAGCTAAACAAAGAATTGGAATCTAAAATATAATGCCAACATATACATTTTTTAATGAATTAGCAGGAACAGAATATGATGAATTTATGTCCATCGCAGATATGGAAAAATTACTAAAAGAATATCCACACATCAAACGGTCATGGGGGCCAGGTAGTGCACCTGCATTAACTGGAGATCACCTTATGGGTGTTGGTCCAAAAAATGATGAAGGGTTCAAAGATTTAATGAAGGGTATTGCTTCTAAACATCCTGATTCTCCAATGGCAGATAAGTATGGAAATAGTAAGAGCATTAATCGATTGAAATCAGAAAGCATCGTTAATGAACATAGAAAGAGAAAATAATGGCTTCTAAGAAAGTTACAAAAGAAATTGGAATTTCCAATCTAATTTCTGTCAAACCTATAACAGACAACCAAAAAATTGTGTTTGAATCTTGGAAAAAAGGACAACATCAATTTTTGTATGGCGCAGCAGGAACAGGAAAAACTTTTATATCTTTATATCTTGGTTTGCAAGATGTATTAGATTTACAAACTGCATATGATAAGGTTATCATAGTTCGTTCTTTAATACCTACAAGAGAAATTGGTTTTCTTCCTGGCGATGAAGAAGATAAATCTGCATTGTATCAAGTTCCGTATCAAAATATGGTTCGTTTTATGTTTCAAATGAATAATGAACAGGCATTTAATGGTCTATACGATAAACTAAAATCACAGGGTTCTCTATTCTTTTTGTCAACTTCTTTTCTGAGAGGATTGACATTTGATAACTCACTGATTATAGTAGATGAATGTCAGAATCTAAATTTTCACGAATTAGATACTATTATCACTAGAGTTGGACAGGATTCCAGAATTGTTTTCTGTGGAGATTTTAATCAATCTGATTTACAAAAAGTAAATGAGAAGAATGGGCTTTATAATTTTTTAAAGATTTTACAACAGATGGATGTATTCAATTGTATGGAATTCAATATAGGAGACATCGTTAGATCTGGTTTTATTAGAGACTATCTTATTAATAAAATAAAAATGGGTTTACATCTTGAATGAAATTTATCTAAAACCAACACAAAAAGATTGGCCATTATTTTCAATGAAATCTCTTGTGAAGATAAAAAATCTACAAGGAAATAATATTGAATCATTTAATAATTTGTTAGAAAATGACATTAGAAAATCTGGTGATAGATTACAAAGTGCTACTGCTGCAAAATGTTATATGACTCAATGGGACATGCATCAAGAATATGATTCATTCAAAAAATTAAGTGAGTTAGTAATTAGTCTTGCAAAAACAGTGCCTCTTGCAAATGCAACAAATAAAAATGGTGACCCTAGACAATATGCATATAATATTGTAGATAGTTGGGGAGTCATTTATAATAAAGAACAATTTACAAAATCGCATCAACATTGGCCTCATATATGGAGTTTTACATATTGTGTAAAAGGTTGCGAAAACTGTTCTCCATTAGTTTTTGATGATGGTTTTGATTCAAATGATAATGGTGTTTTTTCGGTAAACCCAAAAGTAGGTAAAGTAATTCTTTGGCCAGCATGGTTGTATCATTCTGTACCTATACATAAATGTGAACATGAAAGAATAATGGCAGTTGGTAATTTAATAGTGGATTGGGAAAAAAGTTTAATTCCGGTTACAGAACATAAATTAACTCAATCACCAAAAGGAGAAATAAAAAATGTCTTATAAACTATCGTCAAAATCAAGAATGCGGTTAGAGGGTGTCAATCTAGATTTGGTTGATGTTGTTGAATATGCTATTGAAGTGACAGAAGTCGATTTCGGTGTTATTCAAGGACTTAGAACTTTAGAAGAACAAATAGCACTTGTTGCTAAAGGTGCGTCTAAAACTATGAAGTCTAAACATCTAGAAGGAAATGCTGTAGATTTGATGGCATATATCAATGGTAGAGGTTCTTGGGAACTAAATGTCTATGATGAAATTGCAGATGCTATGAAGACTGCTGCAATTAAATTGGATGTTGGTGTTCGTTGGGGTGCTGCGTGGAGTGTATCAGATATTCGTGATTGGGATGGTACTATGGAAGAAGCAATGCTAAGTTATGTTGATCTTCGTAGGTCACAGGGTCGCCGCCCGTTCATTGATGGACCACATTTTGAGTTGATTTAATGATTGAAACAAATTATGCATTGAATACAATAAAATTAACAAAGGCTTGAAAAATAAATAATGTTTAATCATGTAGAGGTAGAGTTGCAACCTTTAACGGCAACTAACAATAATGGTGTACGTTTATACAATACACCAGAGGGTAACAAATACCCATCAATCACGACAGTTCTGTCAATTCGTAATAAAAAAGGATTGATGGAATGGCGTAAACGAGTTGGTGAAGAGGCTGCAAATAATATTGCAAGAAAGGCATCTTCCAGAGGTAACAAAGTTCATCATATGTGTGAGGACTATTTAAATAATAAGGATATTGAACATCATAAAAAAGAGTTTTTTCCTTGGTGTATTTTTACCGAAATGAAAAATAAATTGTTATTTAATATAAATAATATATATGCACAGGAATGCGGTTTGTATAGTGATAGTTATAGAATTGCTGGTAGAGCAGATTGTATTGCTGAATACAAAGGAAAATTATCTATTATAGATTTTAAAACTTCAACTAAAGAACGCACAGATTTATGGAATGAAAATTATTATATTCAAGGTGCTGCATACGCTGAGATGTTTGGTGAGAGAACGGGAATAGTCGTTGATCAAGTGGTAATACTTGTAGTTACAGAAGATGGAACAACACAAGAATTTATAAAAAAGAAATACGAATATCTTCCATTACTTACTGAGACAATAAAGAAATGGGAAGAAAAAAATGAAATACTTAATCATAACATTGACGATAATGTTGGGACTGTTGCTGCCTAATTTATCATATTCTCAAAGTGGTGAGGTTATACCTTGGCCTTCACCAGAGAATCTTACATCACCTGAAGAACCACCACAAAACAATAATATGTTTCCAATATGGGCTCCCGGTGATAAGGTAGAGACTAGGGTACTTTGCAAAGATAAAGAAACGATAAGAAAAATTGTTATGGCTGATAAGCGTGACAAAGCAAATCTTATGGATTTATTGAATAAATTTGTGCAAAGTGGAATTTGTATGGGACTCCATAAACCAGTTTATTTTACAGTTGAAGACTTGTATTATCAATATAAGGATTCTGATGGTGTTGATACAGTTGTAATGAAAGTATTTAAACAAGTGGAAGATAAAGTAATAAATGGATATCTTATAGTTTATGGTACAATATCTCCGTCAATTTAGAAAAAAGACTTGACACCAAGACCAAAATTTAGTATACTTTATATATGGTTTGGGAAAAGGATATTTTGTTTTTACCAAAAAAAGATAAAGAAATTTAGAAAAAAGACTTGACACCAACACATAAATTTGATATACTTTATATATGGTTGGGAGAAAGAAAACAGAAGTGGTTATAGTTGTATGAAGTGAGTTGGATGCATTGCGGACGGCGGTTCGATTCCGCCCAGCTCCACCAAAAACAGTTTAATAATATGAAGACTTTTTTTGATGGGGCTGACAAGGTTTCGACGTGGTGAAAGAAGGCGAACAGACAACTCGACAGGCGAATGTCGTAAAACTAGCAAAACCTATAAACGCCAATGATGACGTTTACTTTGAAGACTTTGCACTAGCTGCATAGATTTTCACGGGGTATGAGTACCACCTTGTTATATAACGGGCTCACTTTTAATGAATTACTAATGTGGTAATTCAAATTTGTCATTAAAATGGAGAAAATTTATTATGACTACTGAAACTCAAGCACAACGTGTGATTAATGTACTCAAGAATGGTGTAGAATTGACTGCTAAGCAGATTACTGCCCGTTATGGTGTAAAGAATGTTCGTGCTGTTATCAGTCAACTTCGTTCAGAAGGATATGCTATCTTTTTGAATAAGCGTGTGAGTTCTTTTGATGGTGAGACATATTCTAAATACCGTCTTGGAACACCAACAAGGGCAACAGTCGCCGCAGGTTTTGCTGCATTGCGTACTGCGTAACTTTTAATTAGAAGTTGGCCCTGTTTTACAGGGCCATTTTTAAGGATATAATGATGCCATTGAAGACAGCTAAAACTTTCTCATTGAACATTGAGAAAATTGTGCTAGAAAAAAACATCACCCATATGGATGCAGTACTTTGGTATTGTGATAAAGAAGGTATTGAACCTGATACAATTAATTCACTTGTTTCAAAATCACTCAAAGAAAAGATTGAAGCAAACGCAAGAGAATTGAATTTTTTACCAAAATGTGCTCAATTACCTGTATAAAGGTATTGACATTGACCCCTAAATATAGTATTATTGATAATGTTGCATCTATGGAGAATTACCAAGTGACTGACCAAGAACAT